ACCGATAACAACAAATTCTCCTGGAGTGTCGGATTCAAGTAAGTTTATGTCTGATATCGGTGTTTTGATGTTATGAGCCTCTGGATTTTCCTTTATGTGGCCAAATCTGCGCTCACACTCGAATATATCGTCATATGGGGTTTCGCCTTCGTCTAAGAGCTTTTCTTGCCTAGGAGTCAGAAGCTGGTGCATTTCCCTCCGGTTGGCTATGTCTTCAGCCAACTTTGGGCCCACACCTTTTATTCCGATGAGCCCACCTATAAGCTCACCATCTTGCACAGACCAATTTAACTTTGACTTGAACTTGTCATAAGGTTTATATCCCAAGCCTTCTCTGACTACCTCCCGCAAAAGCTTAATGCCTTGGTCTTCGTCCTTAACATTTCGCAAACACGCAGCAGCAAATTCTAAAGGAAAGCGACTTTTTAAAACACAGCACCAATAACTGACCATCCCATAGGCAATTGCATGGCTCCGGTTAAAAGCCCATGAACCCATTGTGTTGATGTTCTTCCATATCTTTATGGACTCGTCTTCTGGTATTCCCTGCTCCTCAGCACCGACCTTAAACTTCTGCCAATACTGGTCAAAGAACTCCTCTCCTAAAGATTTGCTCATTGCCTTGCGTAACTGGGAAACGTCCTCCCAACTAAGCTTGCCAACATCTCGAGCGATTGTCATAACTTGCTCTTGGTACACAACAACGCCCAGTGTAACTTTTGTTATCTCTTCAGCAAGGGGATGGAGATACGTTACAGGCTCTGCTCCGATCTTCCTTTGGATGTACTTGGTTGTGCCTCCTGAAGTTAGTGGTCCAGGACGAGCCAGCGCAGTAATGGAGGCAATGTCCTCGAAGCTGCTGACTTTCATTTGCTTAGTCAAAGACTGCAAAGCGTATCCTTCAAACTGGAAAATTCCTGCGGTCTTTTCATCATTCAAAATATCGAAAGCTTGCTTGTCTTCAAGAGGGAAATTTATAAGATCTTCTTTGTCCCAACCAATTTGATCCACCACATCATTAAGAACAGAAAGTGTCCTCAACCCTAAAGCATCTATCTTTAAAAGATTCAAGGCCTCAGCATCGTGCTTATCTATTTGTGCAGCACCGCTCTGGTGGCTGACGGAGCAATAGTTGCTGACAGGGTCTTCTGTTACAATTATCCCAGCAGCGTGAACTCCGGTGTGACGAGCGTGGTTTTCCATTTTCTCCGCAATCTTCATTTGAGGATACTTGGCTAGAACTTGCTTGCCGATATCTAGGTCATTGAATGTGTCCATAATACACATCGCAGCACGAGCATCCCCACCACTCCTCTCGATTATTGCGCTTTTGAGATCATTAACTTCCCAAGCAGGAATTCCCAGCTCTTTGGCAACTTCGGTTATTGTGCTTTTGGCTTTGTATCTGCTCACTGTTCCTAGGTGGGCAACCTTCTCTGCGCCATACTTATCTCGCAAATATTGAAAGACCATCTCCCTGCGGTCATCCTGAAAGTCAATATCAATATCGGGCAAGTCAGCGCGAGTGATATCGATGAACCTTTCAAACAACAGGTCGAACTTTATAGGATCAACGTCTGTTATCCCTGTGAGGTAACAAACCAAAGAACCAGCTGAAGAGCCACGCGCTGGCCCGACAAACATATGCTTCTTTGCATAATTTATCATGTCTGCGATGACATAAAAATAATCTTCAAACTTTTTGCTTGCGATCATTTCAATTTCTCTTTTCAAACGATCCCTATAAATAGGATCATTCAAATCAATTCCTCTGGCTGGAGCCGCATCTATGCACATCTGCTCTAGGCTTTTATCTGGAGAGAAAGATATCATTTGCGCGACAGGCAAATCAACATTGCACATGTCCGCTATTTTATAGGTGTTTTGTATGGCCTCGTCAGGAATCCAAGGGATGCAGTCTAGCATCTCATGCTCGTTCAAAAGGTGCATTGGCGAGGTTCGCTCTGTCCTATTCATCCCGACAAGAACTTCATATGCCTTCTTGTCAGAAACTTTTGGATAATAATTGTCTGAGGTTGCGACAGGCTTGAAGCCTTTTTTCTCGCAGAAGTCTAAAGCCTTCTTAGAGCTCATCGGGTTGATCTCAATGTAAAGATCGTCTTTTCTGGTCAAAGGAAGAAGTCCCCACTCTGGATGGGTGCCACTCAAAATTATTACATTCTCAGTAATGTCGAACAGATCTGAATAACTCATCCTTGGGTAATAATAGAAGTTTTCCTTGGATGAGCTTCTGGTGACCATAGCATATATCTCAGAAAGCCCTGCATTGTTCTTGGCAATGAAAGCCATCATGTTTGCAGCTTGTTTGGTTCTCTCTGTTGAGTCTATCACAACAGCAATCTCAGCTCCGAATATAGCTTTCTTCCCAGCCTTCTTGCAAGCCTTGCTGAAGGGCACATGGCCCCATGTTCCTGAGTCTGCGATGCCTATAGCATCTCCACCGTCAGCCTCTATTATATTTGCAATCGGGCCATAGGCTTTGCGGAAAGAGTATTCAGTTCTTGTTCTTAGGTGAAGCATTACAACTCTCCTCTGTCTATGTACCAGTCCACAATTCTTGCAGTTGCTTCAACATCGTTTATTGATCTGTGCGCACCACTTATTTTCTCATCGAACAGCTCTTCATAGATGTCCCCAAGCTTGCGCATCTTCCCCCAGACCTTCTGTCCTATTTCAACTGTGCAGATATGGTTGGGTGGCCAAGGGAACTTAGTCATCTTATCCAGCCTTTCCAGCTCAAATCTTAATACCTTCCTATCAAAAGGCAAGTTGTGGGCAACGATATATTTCTCGCCTAGGAAGAAGTCAGTCAGCTCTTCAATTTTAGTTATGAATGGCTTCTCGTCCTTCAGCATCTCGTCTGTTATGCCTGTGATCTTTGTAATTTTTGGATCTAGCAAATGTCCAGGATTGCAGAAGAACTCAAGCCTTGCTTCCTCCCGCATCTCCCCTTTGCCGACAATGGTGTCATTGTATTTTATTGCACCAAATTCAATGATCCTCGGCTGAAGGTCTAAATCTGAGCCTTCAGCCTTTGGAAGTCCTGTTGTTTCAAGATCAAATATTATCATCTTTGTTTATCCTAACAATGAATTTTAGATCTACACCTAGTATGTGCTTGGTATCGAAAATAACATAGTTGTAAGATCTCTTGCCTGCTATAACAGGGTTGGTGTGGGAGTCGGTCATAACTTCCTGCGCAACGTCAATCTTGCGGAACTCAAAGAACACTCGCCACTTTATAAGATCTTCTGCGGAGCAGTGCATCCCTAAGTGGCTGACAGTGTTTCTGCTTCCATTGAGAGCCTTATACTCTCTGTCGTCAATCCAGTTGGGCCCAGAAGTGTAATCCAGAATCTCAAACTCATTGCCTGAAAACAGGTCATAGTTGAAAGACAAGTTGGCCTCATTGGTGCCTCGCTTTCCGAAAACATTGCCGCTGGCAACAACGTGATCTTCAGACCACTCAGTGGCTCCGATCTCAGAAAGCAATTTTTTAGCCGCGACAGGATCTTTAGGGACAATTGCAATTTGTTCGATTGTGAATTTCATTTTAAGCTCCATATGGTAGAATGCATCCAGTCAAGTATTTGTGATGCTGTTTTGATTGAAGTAAATAGGCCATGAATTCTGCTAACTGAGTCGGAGGAGTTTCTTCCCCTGTTAGCAATCCATTCAGTTGATACTCTTGGGCGTATTCTTTGCTCCATCCACGAGTTGCCACAACTTGCTCGTCAATGGCATCACTCATGCCTGTGCCAGAAAGTTTATTGGGGGCTATGCCAAAAACAGTGATGTTGTGTTTCTTGGTGAGCTCACGCGCTAACTGCAAGGTCATAATGTGGGCTGCAGCTTTGGAAGCATTGTAAGCCAGAGAGCAAGTCATAGGCATATGGGCTGCGTTGCTGACGATGTTTACAATCGTCCCTTCATTTTTAGACAACATAGGCAGACAAGCTCTAGACATCATGTAGATGCCTTTGGCGTTTGTGTCCATTACCTTATCCCAGTCTTCTTCTTCGAAGTCTTCTAGCCAGTTGATTACATTCACCCCAGCATTATTTATCAATATGTCGATATCTGGGATTGTGCGTTCATTTCCCTCGTTATCAGCAAAAGTTGGGTTGCGCACATCCCCGCCATTATTTATATCGAAGCCATAAACTGTGTGGCCTTGGGAGCGCAGAGTTTCTGTTAGGGCCAAGCCCAAGCCTTTGCCTGAGCCTGTGATTAAAATTCTACTCATTTGTTTTATCCTTTATTAATGACTCGACCATAGCAGCATAAACTGCTGCATCATGGATGCTGTCTTTGTGTTGAAGCTCGCTGTTTGCGAACCTTGTTATCTTAACAATCATAAGCTCGAACAGATGCCAAACATTGTAATCCGAAACAGTGTTGAGCTGGATGCCTTTTGGGAAAAGGCTCGTCATGACCTCTCCCACTGTCTTATAGTTGTCGCCATAAACTTTATTGCGTTCTCGGAAAGTGTCAGCCATTTCTTCTAATATCTTGGCTGCATCTTTTTGCATCGGTTCATTCATTCTCGTCCCTTCCTTTTTCATATGATTCTCGGAGATCATTTTCATAGTTGTTGGCCTTGTCGAAAAGGTCTTCAAGATCTCCTCTGATGAAAGTATTGAGGTCGAACAGCCTTGCTATCTTTTTGCCATCGAGCTCAATATCATTTCCTCTAATTTTAAGATCCATCTTCCTCTCCCCTCATCCATTTTAGGTCTTTGGCTAGGAGAAGCTTTTCACTTGTTACTTTTTCAAGAGCTTGGGTCAGCCTTGCAACCTCAGTGCGCTGCTTTGCGACCTTGCTTTTCAAAGCATTGTTCTCAGACTGAGCATTCAAGATCCCATCAACAGTCCACTTGGCCATCAGAAGTCTCCTGGAGCAACTTGCAGGCAAGTCAAGCCTTCACCTCTCCACATATCAACAACAGACTTTCGGTCTTCTAACACAAACCAAACATCTTTGTAGTCTATGTGGTCTTCCAATAGTTTCTGCTTACAAACTGGATCAGGAGAATGATCTCCCTTTGGCCTCATAAGAAGTCTGCTGTAAGGAACATCATTTGCCTTTAGCCACTTTTCAGTATCCGCTCGGCAACCTGAGTCTCGAGCAGTCATGATAACAATTTCAGTTTCATCATCATTAAGCATTCTTATTATGTTGCAGATGTTTTCGATGGGCTTATCGTTTATGCCAGCCTTGTTAAAAGCATCGTAATCTTTATTCTTGTAAAGAGAGATGCGGTGGCCATAGTCGGAAAGAGTGCCATCAAGATCTGCTATGATTAAACGTATAGCCATTCTGGAGCCTCCGTGTAGTTCCACTTTGCAAAGCTTAATTTCTCGTTGATATAATAATCGTGATAAGCCTTCACAACATCATCCCCTTTATACTGTTCAGGCATACATTGGGGCGGCTCTGTGAAGCTCTTGTCCAATGAAATATGCAAAGGCAATTTACTTAAAGGCCCAATAAGCTTCTCGGTGCTGTGTATCTTTTTATATCTGAACTCATACTGCTCACAAAGATTAATCAGCAGAGAAAGACTGTAAAGGTAATTGTCAGCACTCTCCCTTACCCAAACAGCACATGGGTGATTTTTAAAAGCAGCTTTGTAAAGGCCAAGGCTGTCGGCTGACTCGTCACCATCAAGCACCCTGTGAGTTGTACAGAGAAGCTGCGCTGTCTCGAGAATCATTTTGACACAGTGCTTGTCGCAATGCATCCTTGCACAGACCCTTGGGTCTGGGTCTAAGTAAAAAATATTCATTCTGTTTCCTTTCTCAATATTAGAATATTATACTATTTTCGCAGAAATGGAAATCGTTTTTTAATCCTTTTCCATATAGTATTAATCATTTTAGATGCCTGTTCGACCTTTTCATATTCGACTTGCACAGACGGTTTTCTTTTGTCAAGGATGTAAGTAATAGTCGACACTGTTGCATTTAACTTTTTAGCAATTTGACTCTTGGACAAATTAAAGCCATTTCCTTTCTCATGGTTGTTTTTCATTAAGTGAACTTTGTCGACAAAATTTTGGCTGTATTTCAATTTGCGTCCCATTTCGGCTCCTATTTATTAAGTGACTTGGACATTGATGGTGCAGCCCATTCGGTTGGTGTTAAGAAAGGTTCTGCCCATGGATGTACCCGCACCACCTCACCGACCATCAGTTTGAACACCTGTTGATATTCACCTTGGGCTCGTGGGCTGAGGCGTGACTTGGCCATCTCGCTCAGAGTGCGCAAGTTAAACTTGGCGACAATGTTGGTGTAGATGTTGGTTGGCAGTATGCCACGTGCATCTTCTGCTGGGACTAAATCCCTCAGCTTTTGGTAAGCGTCGGCAATATCAGCCATTGCATTGTCATATGTTTCTAGAGCTTCTGGATTGTTCTCAATGCGGTCTGGGGTGTAATAGCTAAACCCAAACATGTCAACTGTCCGCTGGGACTGCTGGGCATATGAGGCTTGGCGTGTCCGGACGAACTGGTGGGTGAATCCACGGCTGACTTCACGGACATTGAATGTGTAGTCGATGAACTCCCAAGATGAGCGGATGGTTTGGAGCATGTAATCAAGCTCCTTCTGTTTGGCATCCTCTGGCCAAGAAGCGATTTGCTTGTAAGCATCCTCGTCATCCATCAGGCGAGTGTTCTTTGTGAACAACAGCAAGTCAACTGCGTCCGAGGTGTAATTTACCAATTCTACTTTCATTGTGTTTCTCCTTTCTGAGAGTGGATCAATCGGCTGTAACTTGAGCTTGACCGAATGAAATTTTCTATGTGTTGTACGTCTTCTGCAACATCATCAAGTAATATTTGCCGCCATGTAGCAAAACGACCGAGTGAATAAATTCCGTATTTAGTTGTCATTTCGAAAATAAACTGTTTCCTGATCTCTTCATTGATAGGCTTTATCTTGCCAAGATACTGCTCGGAGGATTTCATGTCAACAAGTTTATTAGGCTTGATGCCAAAGTCTTCTAAAAGAACATCCATAATATGAGGTCCAATATTGGCTTCTGGCTTCCTAATGAATTCAGATATAACAACATCACCAACTAAAGAAATTCTGTAATATGGCACTGTTGGGTCTGGGTAGTATATTGTTTGGTGGACTTTGCAATCTGGAGACTCAATGCGAGCCTTCTGCGTCCATATTTTTTGCGTGGGGAACTCTGGCTTGTCTGGCCAGCCCATGATGTCCATCAGAGTTGGCATTGGGATAGTCGATATTGTGGGGACAACTCCCATATCATTTACAGCAGCCTTTGTCAGCTTCATGTCATATTCTATTTTGCAATTCCTAGACATGGTGTTTATTAGCTCCCATGGAGCTATGTATCGGTCGACGGAATCCAAGCTGTTGATAGACCTGTTCAATATTGAGCCTGTGACTTTCTGAGAATACAAATTGCTCAGGAACAGGCTCGTCTCGTTGTGGAGCTCTCCGCTGTACTTTATAGCCTTGTGGACTTTTACTTTTTTGAAAGGGATAGCACAAGCTGTGCCAACCTTATCAGTTCTGAATCGGAGCAGAGCTCCTTGGTTGTTAGGCAGTTCACTTTGAGCTTCGTAAATTATAGGACTG